AGGAGAGACATAACACGTTTTGGATTGTGAAGTAAATTCAGGCCGAACGACATTGGCAATCACAATAAACGTAAAGTATTTCTTCAAGTCTCGTAAATTCCATTTCACTTTTAATTTCTGCTCTAGCTTTTCAATCACCGGTTTTAACAAGTCTTGTACCCATGCGTCCACGTGTGCTCCTCCATCCGATGTAAAACACCCATTGACATACGATAAATGACGATATTCTGAACTTGAGCTAACCGCCACTTGACAATGTTCGGATTCCAAAAGCAACATTTCTGGACTTTGTAATGATTTCACATAGAGTTTCATATTTTTTAAAGGCACTTCTGAACCATTAAATGATACTTTTAATCCAGTAATCATGGCTGTATCACACGCATACCTCATAAATAAAGACATCATATCTTCTGTATACGAAGGTAATGAAAAATAGGAAAAGTCCGGTTTCCAACTTACTTTGGTCATACTGTGTTTATACTTTGATGCTTCCGTTTTTTTCATGGGTTTCACAATCGCTTCCGTTTTATTTCTCATATGATTGGACCATGATTGTTCGTATCGAATTAATTTTTCTTTATTCACAATTTCAACTTTACATTCGACAGAATAAATATTAGTCAGTTTGATTCCGAGACCGTTTTTTCCACTTGTTTTACGTTCTTCATTGTCGTTATAATTGCTACTGGTTCGAAGCCGACCGAAAATAAATTCAGGATTCCATAAACCCGACTCGGTATGTTTTTCCAATTCAATAATAAGACCGTCGTTACAAATACTAGTCCACCCCTCTTTATCTACCTCAAATCCAATCATGGTTTGTTTGACTTCTGCTTCACTGCTTCTCCATACATTATCAATCGCATTACTTTGTGCTTCAATAAATAAACGCTCTAATCCAGTATTCCCTTGAATGGTTTTATACACAAGTTGTTCGTTTTCTACCACCCAATCCGAACGTTCTTGATTTCGAATCGAGCCTACATATGTATCAGGCCGAAGAAGACAATGCTCCAACGGATCCATTTCGGTATATTCGATTTTTTTAGCCATGATAAGATGTTTCTTTAGTATGACTTTATACGCTTTCATTTTTTTCTGTAAAATATAAAATAAATAAATCGATATCTTGTTTACATTTTTTATAAATGACCCATATATCACTTCCAGTAATATGATTCTCTTCTAATTGTTGTAAAATCATATCCACAATTTCTTTTTTTTGAGTATCCAATAGTTTTTTGCATACTGATAGAGCACCAGAATTTCCTTGACTTAATAATACGAATCGTTCCATATTATTATCTATTTATTATTAAAATATTTATTTACTAGTAAATAAATATGGGTTGTTGTCCTTTTTTTCCGTATCAAGAAGTAAAAGAATATTCATTGTACAAGAGTCAATTTCATCGCAATTGGAATGGTACTCCATATTGCTTATGGTGTCAAGTTAACATTCGAAATGAATCCCTATTTCTGCTAAAATGTGTGGATTGCAACTATATCATTGGACATAAAGAATGCTTGAAACCAGGCCATTGTCCGAAATGTTATCAAATGTAAATTATTGTCCTGTACTTCCAAATCCACCATCTCCACGCTCCGTCTTGGATAATTCATTTTCTACCACTTGTACGTGTACATAAGGCTTAACAACCAATTGGGCTATTCTGTCTCCCTTTTCAAATTCCACCTTTTCAAATCCAAGATTAAATAACAAGACACTGACACACCCTCGATAATCTTCATCAATCACTCCAGCACCTACATGAATACCTTTTTTTAACGCCAGCCCACTTCGAGGAAGAATATGACCGTATGTGTTTGGTGGCAATTCAATTGCGATATCTAATTGAACTAACTCTCTACCTCCAGGTAAAATAGTAACATTTCGAGTAGAATATAAATCCAATCCTGCTGCTTTATCAGAGCCATAGGTAGGAAGAGTCGCTTTATCAGATAATCTAGTTACAGATAACATATAGATATATGTCGTTTCTTTAATTAATTAAATTTCATTAATTAAAGAAATGGTTCAAACATACAGCTTCATAGACATCTTTTCCAGCAACTTTAATTTGAGTATCATCATGACTATTTCGTTTGGAATAGATAGCAGGAGTGCCATCTTTACAGTATTGACAGAGGGCATGTAAAAAATCAATATGATAACATAATGGAAGAAGGAGAGGAATATCTCCAAATACATTTCGATTGGAATCGCCATTGAGTGCAGTAATATAAATTATTTTTTTATCGATATCCAACATGGTTTGAATTGTAGGAAGAAGATGATTGAAAAATTGAGCTTCTTCAATCATTACTACCTTGGCTGTTTTATATTCTGGCAAATTGAAAATGTCTGGCAATGAATCAATGGCTAAGACGTGGCATGGCTCCTTATCTAAATTATGGGTACAAATTTCATTCGCGCTATATCTTTTGTCGATATCCGGTTTTACAATACATAAGGGATAATCCAATGTTTTGAATTGACGGATGTGATAAATCAATCGAGTTGATTTTCCAGAAAACATAGGTCCAAGAATAAGATGAAGCATTTTGTTTTTATTTTTTAACCATTTATTTTTTCATTTTTATACTTGTATCCTAAATACACACCATAATCTAATGGTAATGCTCTTAACATGAATAAAATGACTCTTACTATATATACTTTGTTTTGTATAGTAAATAATTTATTCATCATGAATAAATTGAAACGTTTAAATTCGAATGACATGGTCAAAAAATCCAGTATTGGCTTGATGACTTACTAATAATACAATTTTATTTAATTCAGATTGTTTTTCTTTAATCACTTCCAATACGTCTTCAGATAACGACATATCGAGACTACTAATACTTTCATCAAGAAATAAACAAGGAGAATGAGATAATTCGTTAATCGCAAGCATAAATGCAAGAGCACACCTATCATATTCACCTCCACTCAATGCTTTCAAATCACAAGGGTGGTGCTGATGCATGACCTTGACACAAATCTCATGCCTGACTTTTCCATTTTTACATTCTTTTTCGCTATCCAGCTCCATGGTTACGGATTGGTCTGGAAAAAATTGTTCTAGATACCATCGCATGGTATGATTGACACGCTGAATAAATTTTTCTAAACAGACACCTTCGGCTTGAATAATATGATTGGCTAATTTTTCTAATTGTTCCATTCGAATTTGGTAATGCATACATAATTTATTTTTTTCTTGAATGTCTTCTTTTTTTTTCTTATAATCCAAGTACGCTTTCAATTCATGTTCGTAGACTTGATACTCATTCTTTTTTGATACAACAAGCTCATAGGAACGATTCATCTGTTGATTGGCTTCCATCGTTTGATGGATAAGAACCATATAATCTGTTTCATCAACAGGCTGTCTTTCTATTACCTTTTTTTCGTAATCCAAATTGATTTCATGGAACTTTTGTTCTGCACGTTGAAGTTCTCTTTTATGTTGATCGATTTCTTTGACTTGTTCGATGAGCGTATCGATTAGACTATGAATTTCGCCTTGAGGCATTTGTTCCCACTCATGAATAATACTATCCAGCTCCTTTTTCATAGAAATCAATTTCATATCAGGCGTGTTTTTCTTTTTTATTTCTAATTGGTTCATGGTGATTCGATTGGATTCATGGATTTGTTTAATTTGTTCTAACCGTTTCGAATGGGATTGAATAGAGTCTAAAGTCACGTCAGGAAACTCTTTTCCTTTTGACATTGTTTCTAATTGATTTTGAATTCGAGAAATAGATTCTTTCATGATAATAAATTTAGATTCAATCGAGGTAGAAGACAATTGTTTTAATTGGGAATGAATCATCTCGTTTCGAGTTTGAATTCGTTGTGCGTCTTCCATGAGACGGGTACACTCTTCGATTTGAACCATAATTTCATCATGAGAAAAAGAAGAGTGTAAAGATTGATATTCAGATTCGAGCGATTCATAATGAATGAGAAGACGTTGCTGGATTTCTTCTTGTTTTTGTAATTTAGGTAAAATTTCTTTATAATCAGTTTCCGTTTTTCGTTCTACATCTGTAATGGGATGATGTTCGGCCGAACATAACGATTGTGATTTATAAAGTAAACTTTTTTTACAACCAGGACAAGATAAAATGAATTTTCGTTGTTCGATTTCAGTTAATTTTTTTGTAACTTTGTCTATTTTTTGACGTGTGACATCTAACTTTTGAGAAATGTCTTTATATTTACTATCTTCCATCTCAACTTGAATTTCCATTTTTCGTTTTGAAATTGTATGTAGTTTTGTCAATTCGTTTCGTTTTTCTTTATCTATAGTCAAGGAAGGAAAAAGTTGAGATTCGAGATTCGTTTTTTCAATCTCAATACGACATTTTTCTTTATCCAATGCTTGTTGATAAGAAAGCTCTTGTTCTTGCTTTTCATTCAGAACATTTTGATATCGAATATAACATTGATGTTGTTGGTATTGTTCTTCGGCTTGACTTTTTATTTTTTCAAGCAATTGAACGTCTTCATCACAAGGAACAATTTGTTTCTCCAACGATTCAATTTCCTTTTGGTAAGATAAAGATTCGGCTTGATACAATATACGATAACTTTCTTTTACTTTATAAACATGGTCTGTCATTTCATTATATTTCATGGCTTTTGTATGAAGGTCAATTTGTTGTAAAAGCATCAATTCATTGGATTGAGATAATAAAAGTTGTAAAGAACACATCTGGTGATGGATTTGAGTACGTTCTTTTTCTAATCGATTGATTTCAGTTCGAATGTTATCTTGTTTAGACAATTCGACTTGTTGTTTTTTAAGTTCGTTTGAATAAAAAGATAATCGTTCCTGGTTGGATTCAATAGATTGTTTCCAAAAAGATTCCAATTGAATTGTAAATACAATCAATTGGCGTACATCAGAAATAGAACGAATCGATACTTTTTTTTTGAGAAGAGGTGGATGAAATGTATATTTTTCTAATAATAATAATTGAGACTGGGTTTCTTTTAATTTATCACGAATGGACTTTAGTTCGTGTTGAATCGATGCTTTCGTTGTATGAATGGAATCTTCTCCATGAAGGGCTAGCTCTTCAAGCAATATTAATTTTTCTGAACCAGATAATGTAAAAAATTGATTGGAACCTTTTTGTATCATATACGAAGTAATATCAAATTGGTTTCCAAACCGTTTATAAATCACTTGTTGAGCTGCATCATCTTCATATGTAGTATTTTTGATTCGTACTACCAATCGAGAAGGAATATTGGTACGAGTGATATGTAATTCATCATAAGATAAGGAAACCATTGTTTTTTTTTCACCATAACTACAGACTTGTTTCACAGTTCCAAATAAAGCATATTTAATCGCTTGTAATAGAGTTGATTTTCCTTTTCCAGAAGGTCCATCGATTAGATTCACACCATATGGAATGGAAAAGGAACGTTTTTGATAGCAGCGAAAATGGACTAGCTCGATTTCCATTGGTTTTATTTTCATTTTATATCCGCATTGGTTTCATTTTTTTTATGTAAAAAAAATATAAAAGTTATGTCAACGTACATACGGAAGATGGATATGAAATCCATACATAGGCTGCAACAATTCCACATACACAAATAAAAAAATAAAGTATGCTTCTGATAATAGGTAATGTTGGAAATGTAAA